ACGTCGATTACCTGCCGGGTGTACTGGTTGCTGCGCAAGCCATCTATGGCGAGCCTGAGCCAGGTGTGGACATGACCCTGGTCGAGTACAACAACCAGGTCAACCGTCTGTTGGGCAAGACTGCTCAGCTGATCCGTGCTGCCATGGTCCGTTATGCTGAAGCTGAAAAGCTCGGCACCCTCTATTCCACTGACGGTCGTGACTCGCTCACCACCATCGTGGTCATGGGTCGGGTTTATCGCGGTCTGCTGGAAAAAGGCCTCACGCCTGAAGCCCTGATCGGTAACGAAATGGCCGGTCGTCGGTTCACTGCTGGTCAGTTGATCGAGAACAAAACCGCATTGGAGCAGATCTACAACCGCGAGATGAACCTGCGTGGTCTGAAGGTCCAATCCGAAATGACCGGTATCGTGCGCGAAGCCATCCGCACCTGCGTGGCCAAGCAGATCATCGCCAAAGACCTCGGCGAAGGTATGGAAGCAGCTTCCCGTAAGCTTGCCGAGTTGGTCAGCAAGATCAATGAGCGCAACTGCGATGACATCAACAATCTGGTCACTGAAGTGGTCTGCGAAGTCTTCTACCCGAAGACCGATGCACTGACTTTCATCTGCCTGATGAACCGTGCCGGTGCTGGCGTTAACGCTGACACTGACCCACGTGAAATCGCGCTGATGGCTACCATCAAGTACGTCAACTACTGGCTGTGCCGTCAGATGGGCCTCATCCAGGCATAACCGTCTCTAGCCGGAGGGGTCACACCCTCTGGCTATCATCAGGATTTTCGCAATGAGCATCAAATCGAGTAAGTTCGTCCGTGACGCAGCGCGCGTCCACAAGGCTCTCCAGCGGACCGATGAAGGTTCGTTTGTGGCGCTGAAGCCGCTCAAGGTCTACATCCCCGCTCGGTTTCCTCAGCGCGACTTGGCTACGTTCGAAGACGAGATCACCTTCACCGGTATCTGCGCCATCGTTCTCGAGGACACCTATTACATGGCGTCCAAGATTTGTGCCCCGATCCGAAGTGAACCCACGCTGGTCAACACCGCAGTTATCGATGAGGTTGAATACATCGAAATGCACTACGAGCCCGGTGATCGGGTCATCTGTAGTGAAGACCTCGTAATGATCGATAACTTGCTCTATCGTATCTATGACGAAATCATCGCTAAAGGTCGGGTGCCCTGGTACATCACCTACACCGAACTTGGCGGTATCTTCCAGACCTCATTGAAGCATGCAGGGGTCCGCGTCGGTAAGACACCGGCGGTTATGGAGATCATCACGGCTGCGATTGCTCGGGATGAGAATGACCTCAGGCGGTACTACCGTCAAGTGGTCGAAACCTACGAAGACATCACTCAGTCGCCACCGACGATCATCCCACTGCGGAACGTCAGTTACGGCGCCACGAACACCATCGCTAAAATCACCGGTTCGCGGTTTGACGAAGGCATGACC